CTACGACTTGGGAGTCAAGGGCGACGAGGTGGTCAACGCCAAGGGCAAGCGTAGGTTGGACTTCTCACCAGATGCGCTAGCCCGTTACGGTGAGTACTGCTGCAACGATGTGGCTTTGACGTTCGCACTGTTCAGAGAGATGGCTGCTAGCTTCCCACAGTCCGAGCTTCGCTTGATTGATCTGACCCTGCGCATGTTCTGCGAACCTGTGCTTGAGTTGGACAAGTCGGTGCTACTGGATCATGTGCAAGCAGTAGGCGCGAAAAAAGAAGCACTGCTTGGCGCTGTGACTATGGTAGACAAAGATCAGCTTATGTCTAACCATAAGTTTGCTGCAACGCTCAAGATGTTTGGGGTAACACCGCCGACCAAGAAGAGCCCAACTACAGGCAAGGAGACGTATGCGTTCTCCAAAACTGACGAGGGGCTAAAAGCATTGCTGGAGCACGAAGATGATCGAGTGCAGGCCATAGTTGCAGCGAGGCTAGGCGTCAAGTCAACGCTAGAGGAGACGAGGACGCAGCGGTTTATGGACATTGCCAAACGAGGGAGCTTACCCATACCACTGCGCTACTACGCAGCGCACACGGGTCGTTGGGGCGGTGACGACAAAGTGAACATGCAGAACCTGCCGAGGGGCTCACAACTGAAGTACGCCATCATCCCACCAGCAGGCTACGTGCTGTGTGACTCAGACTCTTCGCAGATCGAAGCGCGAACCTTGGCATGGCTAGCCGAGCAGGACGATTTGGTCGATGCCTTTGAGCGTGGGCAGGATGTGTACAAGATCATGGCTTCAGCCATCTACAGCAAGCCCGAGAGCGATATCACGAAGGACGAGCGGTTCGTCGGCAAGACCACCATTCTTGGCAGTGGCTACGGCATGGGGGCTAAGAAGTTTCAGGAGCAGTTGAGGAACTTTAAGGTAGATATCGACAAGGACGAGGCACAGCGCATCATTGACACGTATCGAGATACGTATAAGAAGATACCGGAGCTGTGGAAGAAAGCGCAAGACGCCATCGACTGGATGCTTGCTAATCAGTCAGGCAAATTTGGCCGAGGCGGTCTGATCGAGGTGGAAGGCAAGAAGGGTATACGCCTACCCAACGGGCTGTATCTGAAGTACCCCAACCTGCGCAAACAGCAGGACGAAGACGGTGACTACGGCTATGTCTACGACACAAAAAAGGGTAAGAGCGTAACCACTACGCGCATCTACGGCGGCAAGCTCATAGAGAACATCTGCCAAGCCCTAGCCCGTATCATCATCGGGGAGCAGATGCTGATGATCGCCAAAAAGTACCGTGTAGTAATGACGGTGCATGATGCGATTGCTTGCATCATCCCAAAGGACGAAGCCGAACAAGGCCAAGAGTACGTTGAACTGTGCATGCGGCTCAGACCCGCTTGGGCATCTGAGCTACCCCTTAACTGTGAAGCTGGATATGGAGAAAGCTATGGAGCCTGCTGAGTTGATTGATTACGCCCATCCTTGCATGATGGCAGAGAACGCTTTGAAAGAGGCGCACATCCACATGCTGAACCGAGAGTATGACGAAGCCATCGAACAAGCGTTCAAGGCAATCGTTGAAACGAAGCTGATGATCAACTCCATCAAGCACATGCAAGGACAAGATACATGACCCGCGACGACATAATCCGCATGGCGCGGGAGGCGGGTCTGCGCAGTGCTGTAATTCTGCATTTGTACGGCGGCAAGGAAGGTGCTTTGTGCGACTCCGAAATCGAGGAACTTGCGCAGATTGAACGCCTCTTCCACATGGCCCAAGCAGCCGAGCGCAACAAGGTGGCTCAGTGGATGATTGCCAAAGGCTACGCCACCGGCCACGGGGACACGGTTGAAGACCTGCTCAAAGAGTTGGAGTGGCAAGTGCGTGAGTCTGAGCGCGAGGCGTGTGCGAAGGTGTGTGAGGACAAAAACACTTTGTTGGCTTGGCCGACATACGCCGCCGCAATCCGAGCAAGGGGGCGGGAATGAAAGACGACACCATTAAAAACTTTATGCCGATTGGAAGCCTTGAGTTGAAGCTGGCTGTGGCAAGGGCGGAGGGTTACACAATCCGAGAGATCAAGACAAGGCATCACCACGTTGTTGATGGGGTAGTTGTTACGTCGGTGGACGAGAGCAAGCCGACATACTATTTCTTCAACGACCGACCGCTGCCTGCGCTTGACCCATACCGCATTGCGATGGAGTTTTATTTGAAGGAGAAAAATCATGGATAAAGACACAGGTGGGCCAGCGTTTCCAACCACTAACCATCACGGGCACAAACTAGAAGGCATGTCCCTGCGCGACTACTTCGCGGGCAAGGCGATGCAGGCGTTGATTCAAACCCCGCCAAACAAATGGCCCGAGGACATGATTGGTAGGAGTATCAGCGTGTGCGCCTACGAGATGGCTGACTCTATGCTGAATGCAAGGGGGCAGTCATGAAAGAAGACATAGCAAAGATGCTGCGTCAGGCAGCGGAATACGCCGACACTCACACAAAAGATATGGAGCCAAACGATGATGAGTGGTCTGCGCTAAGAGACAAACGCTTTGCCGAACTTGTTCGTGCTGATGAGCGCGAGGCGTGTGCAAAGGTGTGTGAGGACAAAAACACTTTGTTGGCTTGGCCGACATACGCCGTCGCCATCCGAGCAAGGGGGCAGGCATGAAACGCGATCTGTATGACTTCATCACACCACCAGATACACCCAAGGAAGCACACACAACCATGTACTACTTCCCGCACCAACAAAAGAGTGGTCTGGGCCTTCAGCCAACTGGGCCTGCGTTCAGAGAACTTCCATGCATGGTGGTTCACTACGACAAAGCAGGCAACCTGCTGTTTACACGGTTCATCTTTAAAGATGGCACATGGAGGGATGAGAAATGAAAGAAGACATCATCCGCATGGCGCGGGAAGTTAGCGGGTCGATGCTACATAGTGGAGAGTTTGCGCTTTTTGGAAACCACCAGATCGAGCGTTTTGCCGCCCTTGTCGCTGCACGTTGCGCAGAGATTGCCTACGAAGCCGAGCCGTGGCATTCTGCTGATCTGATCCGCGAAGCATTTGGGGTGGAGAAATGAACGACATCCATTCCTGCCACTTTGGGTGTCAACGTCCTGCCTGTGTGCTGGCTCAGCGGGATCAGCTGTGGGCACTTGTCCGACCCATCTACGATGCTATGTGTAAGCTCGACCCCAAACACCGATGGACGTTCGACTACACGATACAACGCGCCGCAGAGGAACTCAATAAACTCGCGGTAGCAGCAGCGACATGTCCACCGTGCAACAACAACTGCAACCAAGGTCGGGACTGCCCCGCGATTAAATGAAATGCCCACTGTGCGGAGCCCCAAGTGATGTCAAACAAACCAAATCAATCGACGGTGCCCCCATCAGACGCCGCATCTGTTTCAACGAGCACAGCTTCAACACCAAAGAGGTTGCGATCACAACGCCGAAACCAAAGCGCTTGACAAAGACAAGCCAGCGAGCGATCATCTGATGCACGTACTAAGGAGTATTGCATGAGTCTTGTTTGGTCATTCAGCAGCTTGAAAACGTTTCAACAGTGCCCCAAAAAATACTATCACTTGAAAGAAGCTAAGGACGTTGTAGACACCCCGCACGAGGCTGCTATGTATGGCAGTCTGGTTCACAAGGCAGCAGAAGATCATGTGCGAGATGGCAAGCCCATCCCGAAGAAGTACTCGTACATGGAGCCGATTGTGGATGCGCTCAAAGACATACCGGGGGACAAGCACTGCGAGCTAGAGCTAGGGATCACAGAGTCACTACAACCCTGCGCATTCCGCGCACCTGACGTATGGTGGCACGGGATCATTGACCTGCTGATTGTTGACGAGGAGAAGAAGACAGCGCACATGGTGGACTACAAGACGGGCAAGAGCGCCCGTTACGCCGACACTAAGCAGTTGGACTACATGGCAGTGGCTGTGTTTGCTCACTTCCCTGCTATCACGAAGATCAAGTCCGCGCTTCTGTTCGTTGTCAGCAATGAGTTTGTAAGAAAGCAGCACGAGATAGAGAACAAGGACCAGTACATCAAGTCGGCTTTGGTGGACATAGACCGACTCAAGCAAGCCAAACAGAACGGCGTGTGGAACCCAATTCAAGGACCACTCTGCAAGTTCTGCCCGGTAAAACAATGTGAGCACAACAGGAGCTAACCATGTACACACGCCCAATCTATGAGACCGAAGCCGACCGAGCCAGAGAAAGGCTGGTGCAACAGCACTTGGTCAGTAAGATAGATTGCTCATTCACTGAAGCGCCCCCGCAGGACAACGTTGATGGCTATCTCGTCAACCACGATGGCACACTCGGCGCTGTAGTAGAGATCAAGATCAGGTCCAACCGGAGCACTACGTACGATACCTACATGCTCAGTGCGTACAAGTGGCGTAACGGGTTGCACAGGGCCAAGATGTTGGGAGTACCATTCTTCCTAGTAGTGAAGTTTGTAGACGGCATCTTCATGACTGTTGTCGAAGACGACTATGAGATTAGAAGCGGTGGCAGGTATGACCGCAACGATTTGATGGACGTAGAGAACTGTGTGTACATCCCCATGAACAAATTCAGACCTGTATAGGAGTCATCATGCCATACGTGAATAAACCCCGCCCGTACAAGAAAGAGTACCAGCAACAGCTGGCGCGTAACGAAGGCCGGTCCCGTCTTGAGCGCCAACGTGCGCGAGAGCAGTTCGATCAGAAGAACGCCGACAGTGACGGAGACGGCACTGCCGACTCCAGAGAAGGCAAAGACCTTGCGCACGTCAAGGCACTAAGCCGAGGCGGTTCCAACAAGCACGGCGTAAAAGTCGAGTCTGCTTCTGGCAATCGGTCGTTCAAGCGTAACTCTAATCATCAGTTGGTATCCGAGCGCAGCAAGCGAGAGCGTAAAAAATGAATTTGTCAGAGTATGACTGGCCGTGCCCCACCGGCATCACACCATTTGCACATCAGAAAGAAACAGCAGCGTTCCTAGCGGCAAAGCCCAAAGCCTTCTGCTTCAACGAGCAAGGCACAGGCAAGACTGCTTCGGTCATTTGGGCAACCGACTACCTGATGAAGCTCAAGCTGCTCAAGCGAGTGCTCGTCATATGCCCTCTGTCCATCATGTCCTCGGCGTGGCAGCAAGACCTGTTTAAGTTCGCAGTTCACCGCAGGGTTGCTGTAGCGTATGGCAGCGCGAACAAGCGCAAAGAGATCATCAGCGGTGATGCCGAGTACGTCATCATCAACTTCGATGGCGTGCAGATATGCAAAGCAGAGATCATCGCCGGAGGCTTTGATCTGATTGTGGTTGACGAAGCATCAGCATACAAGAACGCACAGACCGAACGGTGGAAGACGCTGCGAGATGTGATGCGTCATGTGAAAGGGCTGTGGATGCTCACGGGCACACCCGCTGCTCAGTCACCCACCGATGCGTATGGTTTGGCCAAGCTGATCAACCCCCAAGCTGTGCCGACATTCTTCGGGCAGTTCAAAGACATGGTGATGTACCCCGTGACCAAGTTCAAGTGGGTGCCTAGACCAAACGCGCAGGTGGTGGTGAGTCGTGTCTTGCAACCAGCTATACGGTTTGAGAAGCGTCAGTGCATCGACTTGCCAGATATCACGTACCTGTACCGTGAAGCCCCGATGACCTCGCAGCAGCTCAAATACTACAAGAAGCTCAAAGAAGATATGCTCATCGAAGCCGCTGGCGAGGAAGTTAGCGCAGTCAATGCAGCAGTCAAGCTCAACAAGTTGCTTCAGATTGCATGTGGGTCGGTCTACACCGACACCAAAGAGGTTGTGGACTTCGATGCAGGTAACAGGCTACAAGCACTCAAAGAAGTGATTGACGAAGCCAGCCACAAAGTGCTCGTGTTTGTGCCGTTCACGCACACCATAAAGCAGATCAGCGACCACCTGACCAAGTGCGGGATTAGCTCTGAGATCATCAACGGCAGCGTACCCGTCAACGCACGAACAGACATCGTCAAACGGTTCCAAGAACAGCAAGACCCTAGAGTGCTGATCATCCAACCGCAGGCTGCTTCACACGGGCTAACCCTGACCGCAGCCGACACTGTCGTATGGTACGCTCCCGTCCCCAGCGTGGAGACCTATCTGCAAGCCAACGCTCGCATTGACAGGCCGGGGCAGAAGAACACAATGACCGTGGTGCATATCATGGGCAGTGCAGTTGAAGCCAAGCTCTACACGCTGCTGCGCAACAACGTGTACAGCCACGAAGAACTCGTCAAACTTTACAAACAAGAGTTGAGCGAGACTACTTGACAAAGTCAAAACAAGCCGTAAAATAAG